CCATTTTGAGATGGTCCACCTTCAAGTTGCTTGATAGACTCGCCTCTGTAAGTGAAAGCCTGATTTGTCTGAATCAAGACACGCTTGCCCTCGCCGTTTAATTCGATGTGTTCAGGATCTTCAATCACAAACATATCACCTTGTTGATAGGCCTTGCCTTCCTCTGCAAGTGGAAAGAGTTCGACAAGCTCCTTGTAGGTTGTTCCATAGGCAATTTTCTCACCCATGATGGAATCTTGAGCCATGACACGTACTACTTTGTCAATTTTATTTGCAAGCGCAGAGAGTCTGTCCTGTTCGATCTTGTTTTGAACAATCTTCTGTTCAGCTTGTTCAAGCTTATTCTGCGCCTGCACAATCGCACTTCCTGGATCTAATTCAGCTTTGATAATGTCAAGCACTGCTTGAATGAGTACATCTTCTTTTTCTTGGGTGCGGTCACCTGCCAGCTCACGCATGTTGGTACTGTAGCGATTACCTTCTGATAATCGAATTTCTACGACTGTGACTGTACTTTCTCCAAGACCACGGGTATATGGTTTGCTTGCAAGATTGTAATTATTAATTGCCATTTGTCATTTGTCCTTTCACTTCATCAAATTTTGATTTTAGTTCTTCGTTTGACTCAATGAGATTTAAAATTTCATTGAGTTGTTTTTGAGTGATTTCATACAGCGACTTATAAAGCGCTGCATCACTTGCCTTCATTCCGACATCATCGCTTAAATTTCGGATGATTAGTTGACTAATTTCTTCCTTCATTTACTTTCTCCAATTTTTTATTGAGTTCTTGAATAGCCTTAATGAGATAAGGTACGAGTTCGAATGTGTGATATGAATAAGCACCGTCAGGATTTTTATAGAAAGCTTCTGGTACATATTTCTGTACATCTTGCGCCATAATACCGCATGAAATATCTTCGATTTTTCCATCGTATTCTTTGCGATAAGAGTAAGTTTTTAGACGGTTGATAACTTCCAGAGCAGATACCTTGCTTTCTTCGATATTAGATTTATAACGACGGTCTGAGATTTCTTTGTTGATTGGTATCCAAGAATATCCACCACCTTGTTTATACATATAGAAATAGCCGTTCTGTTCTTTAAAATTTGTGTAAATATCAGAGTAAGTCCAAAATCCTGCTATGTAATTTTCTTTTGTATAGTAGATATTACCTGTGACTTTTAAATCTCCGTGAATAATAGGAGTATTCCAGAAATATGCCTTGTTATAACAAAACATCTCTCCCGTACGCTTCACATACCAAGCATATTTTCCTGGTGTATTCCAGTTTTCTCCCCAGTTTACCCAAAGGGCTGTTTGTCCCCATCTAGAGCTACCGTTAGACATCCCAACTGCAAATTGGTTAATACCAGTTAACCAATAAGTATTTGGATCTTTATCATGTGTACCAATTTGGAATCCACCAATGCGGCCTTTAAAACCTTCAAGCAATGTTGCAGATACGACCACTGACCGTAGTTTATTGATAAAGGCGGTTTTAGCAGCTAAAGTATCTGTGAATACATCGCTCGATACAAATTTCTTGGCCATAGCTAAGTTCATAAGCATCTTATCAGCTGTGATGGAATTAGACTCGATGATATCCGTGTTTAACTTTCCAATTCTGGCATCGCCAACAAACAATCGCTTGAAATAACCATCAATAGCTGTGATTTCATCAGCAAGTGTGCTACCTTTTAATCTAATCCTGCTTGCTTCAAGCAAAATATCCTTTGGCGCTAGATTGATTTGTGATGTGACTGCACCAGGGCTAGTCAATGTTTGGATTGCGTACGAATCTGACAATTGTGCCACTCGTGTTTGTGTTACAACATCTTGTTTAGAAGTGTTATCTGTGAATTTTTTAGGTGGTCTGTCTCCACGTATTAAAGAAATTTGACCAATAGCAACCTGACCGTTTTTAGTCAAGAGAATTTCAAGAGGAAACTCTTTGCCTTTGTTGGTCGTCTTCTTAATCGTGAACGTGCCAGTGATGACCTGTTGGCCTTTTTGGGTCAGTGTAATTGGTGTAGATGCAAGTCCAGCATCTGCTGACCATAAATCCATCACAAGTGGAGCATCTGGGACAACATCAACCCACACGAACATCCGATAACTGATTTTCTCACCCTCTGTGAAATTAGAGGTGTTAAGAGGTACTCTAAAACCACGGTATACATTTGTGGTATTACCTGAACTTGTGATACGTAGTAATTTTGTATTCGATTGTACTTCGATTACATTAGCTTCGCCTGCAGTTTTCTCCCACTTGCTGAAATTCGTAGGGTCGTAGACTAAGTTAAAATCATCCAAGAAATTAGATACACGACTGACCAGACCATCAGCAGTCTGAATGACTTGTGAAATCGCTTGGTCTTGTCGTTGCAAGGTTTGAGTATGTGACGAAACTGTATCGCGTACATCGTTAAATTCTACAATGCTAACAATTTCGGAATTTGAAACATCGTAGTCTGTCATGCGGTCAGAGCGTTCGATCTTCATCCCACATAGCTCAAGGCTACCACTCCCACTTTGACCAAACTGAATTGAGTTATTGACTGCATCTGCTGTGAACGTTAATTGATATCTAACCCAATCTCTATTTGAGATATTCTTGATGAGTATGCGATTTCTGTCATTCGACGTATATGAACGCATGAGGAAATTTACGTTGTTTTGACTGCTATTAGAGTGAACCCTAGCCCAGCAAGAAATCGTGTATTTCTGACCAATTTCCAAATTTACGAATTGTCCGAAGTCTTTATTTCCCCCATTTGTGTTTCCTACAACACGAACACATTTCTTGATAGCAGTATGAGGTGCATCTGTAAGAGACACTACTTCTGTCCTACCATTACCACCTGAAATATTCGGTCTCCAAGTTCCTTCTAAACCGTTCCCTGTTGGTATGGTAGAAGAGTTCTGCAAGAGGTTATCATTACGGATAACGTCTCTCAGTTTGGTTTCAATGCGTGAGATGGTCCGTTGAAATCCGTCAACTGATTTCTTGACTGTATTTTGTACCTGAGTAGCGGTCTGGAAGCCTTTGTCATTGACTAGCTTATCTACTTCAGTACGTGATAACTTCTCAGTTATCTGACCAGCTTGAACCTCAATCTTGCTTTCAGTGATTGACAATCTATCATTGAGTGGGTCTAATTCAGATTTTCTTGCAAGGGTTTCAATCGTATCGTTGATTTGACTGATTTGCGTGAAGTTTGAGTCTGCTAATCCATTAGTTGATCGAGCATAATCGAGAGCGATTTTAGCATCATGAAGTGCTTCTAAAGCAGTATAATTAGCTTGGTTAGAAAAATTATGTAAGGCTTGTATCCTATTCTTCTGGTCGTCAAGCTTCTCATTGATTTCCGTATCAAAAACATTGAATTTACTATCAATCACATCCGATAGTTTTTTCTTATTCTCTTCAGCAACAGCCTTTGCTTGTTCAATGCCATCAGTGATTTCATTTTTGATGCCTTGCACCTTACGGTCAAAATCTAAGTCAGCATTCTTGATTTCTTTTTCCAATCGTGTTTCAAAAATATAGGTCTCATTCTTCACAGCATCGCTTACAACATTACCAATCGCATGTGCAAGACCAGATTTAAATTCACCAAAACCAATAGACTTCAATTTCTTAGCCATTGGTGAGTAAGTATACTTAGTGATTTTCTTCCTTACATCCAAGTCAAACGTTTCATGGTAGACACTAACTACATCAAACATCTGTACAGGTACATCACTCTGACCGACAACATCAATTTCAAGGCTATCTTCCATGAGGTCACATAGACTAGTTCTGAAATACTGTTTGCCATATTCTCTAAGGCTTGCTTCATCCTTAACGTCTTGGTCGTTGACTTCTACCACATCCTCATAAATCTGACTGTATTTGTTAATCAGTGGACTATCGACAACCACTTTATAATGCTTATCATCAGCATTTTCTCCCTCGCCTTTGACAGTAGTTTTAAAAGTAATTCGGGTCTTTAAAGACTTAGTAGATGTCTTGTGCTGATAGCTAGATAGGTTTTTCTTATACATAAAAAGCGATTCATTTTCTGAACCGCCATTTTTCAATAACCGTACCTGATAACCATGTCTGACTAAATCACCACCCCACTGGCCAAGGATAGAGTGTTTATCCTTGGTCAAAACTTCCATAGCGTTCTTAGTATCGGTATTGAAGGTGTGTCTATCGTCAATATCTGAGAAGAACGAGAATGGATTGTCACGAGTGATGCTTCCTGCAAAACGACTTAAAGCAGTTGAACCAGTCGCTCTGTCAAGATTGATTGGATTAACGACATAGTGATTTAACAAGGTCATGACTTGATTGGCATAGACCTGAATGTATCCATGTTGCTTTTCAACTTCAAAAATTACAAAGTCTTGCTCACCGTGTAGATCATCAGCTGTTAAGAATGTTTCTTCCCTTAACCTCTGCCATAACACATTGTTAGTAGGGAATTTAAATGTTAATTGATAGGTATTTCTATCTATCTGAACTATTTCGTCAGCATAGGCAGCATTCAGAGGTATATTCCCGTCTGTTAAATAAATCATACTAGATACCTCCAATTAGGACGAATAGTCACCTTGCGTACATTTCCACTATATGTGATACCAGTTCTACCAGTAGGAATCTCTAAAAATCCACCTCGTTTCCGAAGAGTATTCTGAATAGAACCTGCAGCATTATAGATATTTTGTTTTCCTTGTCGACAGTCTATTGTTGCCTTATTTTTCAGTGATAGATACATTGTTTTATTACCAATAGTGATAGAAACATCTCCGTCTCCCTCAACTTCAATAATAGGCTCTGAATAGACTGTACCAGGATTCGTAATTGTTCCAGGAGCAGTAAATACTTCTGAACTCACATTTTTTTGATATCTAAACGGTTGCATGTCTAGTTTGATGGATAGTTCCCAACCGTACATTCCTTTAGGAGTGATTTCAGTATCTAGTAAATCAGCATAGAAAACTGAATCAGGCTGGTAACTAAACTCCAATTGATTTCCTACTGCTTTGAATTTTTCGACCAAAGTTGCTAAATCAGAAAAACGCTCAAAGAAAATACGAATAGTTCTTTCATAATTCTCATAAGCGCCATCAACTTGATTGTAGCTACCGTTTGTACCATACAACTTCATCTGTTCTGAGAAACGAGGGATGGCAGAACGGATTGTTCCAAAGTCTACAACCACACAATTTTTTAAACCAGATGTTGTGAAATCATTTATTTTTAAATAATTCGACATTAAATTCCCTCCCTTCTCATGATATTACCTTGATACTGATAAGAGTTTTCTGCAATCGCTCGTCCATCAAGATAAGTATTGAAATCTTTATCAAGCAGTCTGCCAAGTAAGTTTTCTACACTCTCTTTCAAGCTAATCAATTCTGAAACGACAGCTTGATTGTCACTACCGTTATATCCACCGATTGTATTAGCAGTGCTCTGATATCCACGATTGCTATTCTTAGTATTAATACTCTGAATCCGTCTAGTTAGATGTGAAATCTTCGTATCTTCAAATCCAATACCATTTTCATAGTTTGGAATACCTAAACGATTCATCAAGCTACGAGTTTTACCAGCTCGCAGAACTTTAGAGCCTTGAGGTAGTGGTAGTGTCACATTTCGACCATGTGGAATGAATGAAGTACCATCAGGAAGTGTGACCATTTCCTTGTATAGTGTTCCTCGTTGGTCATTGACCGTTGCAAGTCCACCTGGGTGGTTGTTAGTACCTTTTGCGTGTTTCTGTGTAAATGTTCTTGTGATAATATCAATGAATTTCACAGCTGGCAACGATGCTAAACCTCCCAACACACTACTAATAGTACCGCTTGTGTTATTCTCAGCTCTAATACTGATAGGACTACTTTGTCTTACAGAGTTTACTGAATATCCTGCAGCTGAAGCTTCACCCTGTGTTCTGTTAGCGGCATTGATATCAATTGGGCGATCTTGTTTAACCGCATTAACTCCTGCATACGCAGATGCAGATTGTCCGCTTGTTTGATCAACAGCATTGATATCAATAGGACTGGTTTGTTGAATAGAGTTCACACCATACAATACAGATTCAACTGTACTTGCTGTGTTATCGATTGCTTCAATAGGTAACTGTTTACCAGTCATTGAATCAATACGACCTTGAACCACCTTAACATCGTTACTTGCTAAGTCTTTAACAGCCAAAGCCTTTTCGCTTGGCGTCATCAAATTCCATTGAGTCAATGCTTGTTTAGCACCTTCTGCACTACTCAAGAAACTTTCATTCTTACCAAGTATTTCTTTTATTTCAGTAGGTAATGCATTCCATTGTGCTAGTGTCTCTTTGCTATCTAAGATAGCTTGAACAGCTGGCTTTTCATTCACAATCAGTTTTTTCTCTTCTGGAGATAATTTCTCCCACTGGCCATTCGCGACCAAAGCTTCACCAATCGTTAAGCGTGCATTTGTTTCAAGGTTTGCTTCTTTAAGAATGAACTGCATGGCATCCCATCCGCCCTCTGCTTCAAGGGCCTTTTGGACTTCTTCGACTGCATTGGTTTTCAACTTACCAGTCTTTTCATCCCAAACCATAGAGTTCCATTGAGTATTTGCAAGCTTCATTGATTCAGTTGCATCTTTGGCAGTTTGCGCCCACATGCTGTTACCTTCTTGCACTTTTGAGAAAGTATTTTGGAATTTGATAGCCATTTCATCGTAGGTCAATCCCATTTCCTCAGCTCGTAATTTGAGTTGATTCATGATGCCTGTTAACGCTTCTGGACTAACTTTCAAAGTTTTTAGAAGTCTTCCTTGCAAATCATTCCATTTCTGGCTATACGCTTCCATTTTAGCTGTGTGTTCAGCTTCCAACTGCTCTATTTTGCTTTTAATTTCAGCACGAGCTTTAACAGATTTTTCGTCCTCGCCTTTGATTTGATCCATGAGTTTCTTGTATCCATCCAAGCGCTCTTTATAAGAAGCTTGTTCTTCTTTAGCCCATTTCTCAGTTAATTCAGTAGCTTTCTTAAGCTGTTCTGTATTCAATTCATCGGCTTGACCATTAAAAGCTTTTATCATGTTAATGCGTTCTTCACCAGAATATTCCATCAAACTTAATTGAGTGTTTATCAATTCATTCTGATTAGAGAGTACAATCGCTTTTTCTTCTTCTGAAAGTTTGCGATGATTGTTTGCAGCATTTTGATATATTTGAATAACTTCATCAGACATCTGTTGAACGTTATTCTTCATTTGGTCCGCACGGTTTGTTATTTCTTGAATTGTCTCTTCACTCAAACCTAACTTATGAGCTAAATCAATGTCTTTTGCCAAGTTTTCGTCAGCTAATTTTTGAATTTCAGTTGCTAGTTTTTGAACCGCAGTTGTAACTTTATCAATCCCATCTGAACTTGTTCCAAAGACTGTCATAGCTTGATTTGCTTCATCCACTTTATCCTTAAAATTTTGAAGTTGGTCAGCTTGTTCTTTGCTGACGCTAGCACCCCATTCTTGAGCACGTTGTCTCGCTTCGTAGGCTTTATTTGCAAAATATGCTGCTGCTGCAGTTACAGCAACTAAAGCCACAGTAGCTAACCCAACTGGAGTCACCAAAAATCCAAGGGCGCTACCTAGCAAACCAGCCCCTGTGCTTGCCCCTGCTACTGCAGTTTCCACTGCACCAGCTGAACCAGCTACGGCACTTAATCCACTTGTTACTCCTGATAAATTTGCAAGATATTTAGCTGAACCACTTAGGAAGCCAATACCTTTTGACAAACCACCGATAGCTTTTACAAAACCACCAATGACTGAGATACCACCACCTAGCAACTTCAAAGCAGGACCTAATGCTGCTGCAAACAATCCCCATTTCAAGATGTTTTGTTGTTGTTCTGTCGATAATGAACTAAACTTTTTAGCTAATTCTGATAAATTTTCAATCCATGGTTTCGCCGCATTCAGCCCTTCTCTTAGAGCTTTAATTAATGGCCCTCCAAATTCAATTGCAATATCTGTAAGCTGATTTCTAAACATCTTTAATTGAGACTCAGTAGTCTCATAACGTTTATTCGCTTCATTGGTCAATGCAGTGTTTTCTTTCCAAGCTTGATTAGAGCGATTTACTGCTGCACTCATTTTATCCGATGATAAAGCTAGAGATTTAAGCATATTCCCTTGTCTAACACCTGTCATGCCTAACTTCATCAAGATAGCATCCATATTTGCGCCTTTTTCACGGGCTGTATTAAGCCCCTTAATAAAGGATTGTAAAGCTTCAGCGGGTTTTTCTTTCCACGCTTGTTGGAATTCTTCTGATGTTGTTCCTGCTACTTTAGCAATCAATGCTAGATCATCTGCTGAATCCTTAGTAGTCAATGAAACTGCATTACCAATAGCGGTAAGAGTTTGAGTCATGGCAGTACCACCTGCTTCTGCTTCAATACCTACACTACTCATAGCAGTCGCAAGACCTAAGATTTCAGGAGCAGTTAGTCCAGCCAGTTTACCACCTGCTGCTAAACGATTGGCCATCATTACGATATCTTTTTCAGTCGTAGCAAAGTTGTTACCAAGGTCTACAACGGATGCACCGAATCTTGAATAATCATCTGAACTCAAGCCCATAATATTTGCTACTTTAGCAATTGCAGTTGCAGCTTCTTCAGCGCTCAAGTTGGTTGACTCTCCCATATCAATCATGGTACGTGAGAATTTAAGGATATCTTCTGCCTTAATACCAAGCTGACCTGCTACTTCTGCTACGTTTGCAATCTCAACTGCACTAGCTGGTAATTCTTTGGCCATTTGACGAATACCGTCCGATAGGTTTTTGTAAGATACTGTGGCAGTTTCGTCCACTGTTTTCTTAACTCCAGCGAATGCTGACTCATAATCAATAGCTGCTTTCACTACAAGACCAGCGCCTGCTACAATCGGAGCGGTCACGCCTTTGGTTAGAGCAGAACCAAAACCAGAAATCTCTTTACCAACTTTGCTGAATTTTTCACCAACCTCTTGTGCACTTTTACCAAATTTAGTAAATGCACTATCATCAATATAAACTTGTCGCATAGATTTAGCTAATTGATCATAGCGATTTTGCAATTCAGCAACTTTAGCAGCAGTTGCTGTCATACTAGCACTTGCTTCAACTAATTTCTGTTTCTGCTCTGCAGTAGCAGTAGATACATCTCCAATACTTGCTTTCAATTGGTTGTATCGTTCACTTTGTGAACTCAATACTTTTTGGTATGAGCTTAGAGCTGAGCCAGTTTGCGATAAAAGGCCTTTTAAGTTGCTGACATTCTTGCCAGCGCCTTTAAAGTTGTTCTCCATCGCTTTTAGGGAATTATCGACACCTTTTAAATAGGTTTTCAACCTCCCGACATTCGACTGAAAAGGAGCGACATCTAAGGTTGCAGTGGCGACTAATTCACCAATATTACTTGCCATTCATTCTCCTTTCTATCCAAAAAGGAATGGGAAGGCCTTGTCAAGGGTTGTTTCTTCTTCCTCTTGGCTTTCTTTTGTTTCTAAAGCCTGCACCATCAAATCAAAATCTGATAAACGCATTCTTTTAATATCATGGATTGTATATCCTTGACTCATTAGTGATTGAACCCAAACCAATAAATTGTTCTGAGCTTCTTTAGGGCTTAACCCTTTTTCTTCTTTTTTCCCTCAGTGGTCTCTTTTTCTTCCTGTTTTCCACCGAGAGCAGCAAGGTATAAGTCGTTCAAAGTTTCAAGTGTTTCTACACTAGCGCATTTAATATCATTTATTTCAAACTGTTCACCGTACATTTTCACAAACATATCAAGATACGCTTCATTCAACTCACGATGTTTAACAGGATTTAACAAATCCTCTTTATTTTCATACAAGGCAGTTTGTCGTACTTGATGTTCTAACGCTAGTAAATTATCTTCAACATTTACATAGTCTTTAGAAAATTCTTTCAAAACACCTGCTTTTTTAAACTTAATTTCAAACATTTATTAACTCCTTAAAAAAATAAAGGCTTGGAAAAACCAAGCCTAGCCTAATTACTCTTGTCTTGTGGCAACTGCACTCGCAGGTGCAGCACCACTTACGACTTTGGGAAGACTAATTTACGGAACTCAGTTTCTTGGAATTGTGGGTTGTCTTCACGACCAACTACGATTACAAGAGCATCATCATCGTCTCCACGAGCCACGAAGCTACCAGAAACAGTATCATTCTTAGGTTCTGGAGAACCGTCTTTAGTTTCCAAATCCATTCCTGGAAGAGAGAACTTACCTTTAAGAAGACCAACCCAGATACCTTTACCATCATCACCAGTTGTACGGAACAAGCAAGCGATATCGTTTGGAGTCATCTTCTTATTGTATTTTTCAACACCATTTTCAACAGTGATACCGTAGAAGTCTTTACGAGCTTCACTACCCAAATCCAACCATGACACTTCAAGAGTTGTTCCAGTGATACCAGAAGATAATACTACATATGGTCCATCATCTGCTGTGATAGTGTTCAATTCATTTGTGATATCCAATTTCGCTGTTTTAATTCCAGGGATTTTTTTAGTATCACCTGTGACAATGTTTTTATTGTCCAAAACCCCATATTCAAAACCACGTAAACCAAATTTAACTTTAGACATTTATTTATTTTCCTTTCATTTCTTCGAGATCACTCCAATCAAAAAGACGATATTTTCGGACATTCATCAACAGTCCAATATCGTCATCCATGTATCGAGGTTTCTCATTTGCTGTGTAGCGTTCAAATCCACTACTTTCTAAGACCGCATCCATTCTTTTGGCGATTTGGTCAGCTTGTTTTGCGTTCTTACACCAAAAGTTGATTGTGATACGTTGTTCCATTGAGATGATTTCATCATCTGCATACTTGTGAGGTGCTTCGTAGGTTAAATAAATTCTTGCAAACGGAGCAAGTTCTTTTCGTTTTAAGTTTGTAGGTTTTTCAGGAATATCATAAGTAAAAATACCTTGTTTATAGCCTGGAAATTCTTTACCTCTAAACTCATTGAACAGTTGATTTAACTTTTCATCTGCCACCAAAAGTTTATAAGCTTCAGTTTCAGCAATCATTTATTTTAACACCTCCCTTATTTTTGTTATATAAATTTCTTTAGCACGAGGAGTAACTGCATTGATAGTCTTTTCCTCGAAATCTTGTGCTTTCTGATAGATTGTCCCGCTATTGGGATATCTAGCACGCCAACCAGTAGAACGACCAAATCCAATATCTTTAGAAGGAGCATTTCCACCGCCTTTGAAATTACTAATCCTTATATCTTCTTTCAAACGAGTGGGTGTAAACTCATCAGAAACTGGAGTATTTACTTCAAGCTCTTTTCCAAACTCTTTAGCTACCATTGTGACTGCTTCACGAGCAACTTTAGGAGCTTTTACTTCTAACTTAGTGAGATTGTTTAGGCAAAGGTCTAATCCTTTTGTCATGACAACATCACTCCCTTAATCAAATCCATTTCCTTGTTTTCGTGATCACGTTCGATTGCATCAATTTGATACTCGTTACCATCAAAATCTACAAAGCAAGAGTTGTCAAAAGGAAGTTTTGGAAGATGACGAATTAAGAATGTTTTAGTGTCTTTATGTTCTACTAGTCCACCTGCTTTTGTGACAGTCGCATTTTCTCTAAAATCCTTAATAGATGTTTTAGGCACTTCTGCCCAGCAAGTATATAAGTCTTTTCTTTCAAAGTCTAACACTTCTCCATCTTCATTTTGTCCACCTACTTTTTGGAAAAAAGTAATGCGAACATTCATTTTACGTGTCCGCATTAACTTTCCCTCCGTGTTCTAAGCTGATGAATGATGTTTAGCACACCATTTGCTAGTGGATAGCGCATGGTATCTGCTGACATTCCACGATGTTCATATTCTTCTTTGACTTGCTTTTTGACAGCTAAGCGGAATTTCGCATAATCCACTAAATCATCTGGGTTTAAATCGTTATCAATTGCGAAACAAATCTGCTCTTTTGCAGACTCAATAAGCTCAATCAGTAACTCATCTTCAAAGTCATAGTCAATTTTGCAATATAACTTAACCTCTTCGAGAAAACCATTCTTTTTAGCTTCCATATCCCTAACCTCCAATCAAGGCTAGTAGTTGCTCTTTGGTTTGAGAAGTTGTGTAAGAAATCCCCTTGCTATCTAAATAAGACATAATATCTTGCTTGGTGCTACTAGCAGTTGGTTTTGCTAATTCAACCGCTGACCGTGAGACACCCCCACTGATTGGGGGAGTATTAGGGCATAGTTACAAAGTAACCAGCTTTAGCATCTGCTTTCTTAACGTCAAAGCGTACAACTGCTTGCAAGTATTGACCGTAGATTTCATTGTCAGTCCAACGGAGACCCAATTCTTGACGGTCAGCAAAGAGTACAGCACGTTGAACATCACCGATAAAGGCTTTAGCTTCACCAGCTTCACCAAGAACTGTGTCAGCAACTACGAATACTGGATGACCAAGGAAGGCTTTACCTGATGCAGAAACGATAGAATCTTGAAGCAAGTAGCGACCGTTCTTATCTTTCAAAGTGTCAAGTTTTTGGTAGAAACTTTGTGTAACTACAAATGACACATTGTAAGCTGGGTCAAGGTCAACATTCAAGATAGATTTAATTGCATCCAAGTCGGCTGCGTTTTTAGCTTCAAATGTTTTCAAAACACCTCCGATTGCATCGTTTGTAGTATTGACTTTGATTTGGTTAGCTGCTTCAGCTACGATTGCAAGAAGGTCAACATCTGCATCATCAATCGCTTCTTGTGAAAGTGGAATCGCACCACGGTAAGTCTTAACTTTCCAAGGAACATCTGTGAATTCTGGTTTAGCAAGCGCTGGATTCTTTTCCAATTCTTCTACACTTGCCATCTTAGATGTAGCGTGTTTAAGAATAGGATATGAACCTTCACCTTTAGCAGCTTTGTGGATTGTTGCAAATTGTTTAAGGTCAAGAACTGTCTTAACTTCACGAGTTGGAGTAGTAACAATTTCTTTACTAGTTACTTTTTCAGTGTTTGCTTTTTTCAATCCGTCTTGTGTTGGGTTTACAGCTTCATTCATAGGAATAAGAAGGTTTTTTCCTTCAAATTTCAAGTTTGAATCAGCAACTGCACCTTTAGTACGTACCCATTCGTTTACAGAATCACGGTAAGTTTTACCGTCTGCTTTTACTTCGTGTTTTTCAATAGTCGCTTCCATTCCAGCTCCTTCTTTTGCGATTTCATAAGTCTTCAAATTGTTTTCTACTTCTTCTTTTTGTGATTTCAAGTTTTCGATTTCAGCACGGATTTCACGAGCTTTTTCGAGATCATCAGAGTTCAAAACAGATTTTAATTCATCTGTCTTAGCAACAATTTCAGCACCGATGTTTAAAATCTGTGCTTTAAGTTCTTTCATTTTTTCTTTAAACATTTTTTCTTTCTTCTCCTTACGGTATTAAAAAAAGAGCTTATAGCCCTCTGAGTAGTTCTTCTTTTTCGATTTCTCGTAGCATGTTTTGAATTTCTGACTTACGCTTGCTACGGTTAGCGTAGAAGTCATCAATAACTGCTTGTGGTAACAATCCATTCTCTAGGCTCGCTACTGCACCAATATCTTCAAAGGTCATCACTTCATCCGCAAAGCCTTTTTCAACTGCTTCACTAGCTGACATGAAGGTTTCATTTTTCATCATGTCAATGATCACTGATTCTTCCAATCCAGTCTTAGCTACATACGCATTCACGATAGCTTGATCGCTAGATTTAAGAGCATTAGAAGCTTTGTCTAAATCATCGCTATTACCAGACACAAATCCATACAACGCTTTGTGAATCATAATCTGTGCTGTTGGACTGATAAGCACTTTATCAGCTCCCATGATTGCAACACTAGCAGCGCTTGCTGCCATTCCTGTTACTTCAACAGTTACATTCCCTGGATAGCTTTTTAGTGCTGTATAGATTTCACTTCCAACAGTCACTAAACCACCGTTGGAATTAACTTCCAAAACAATATCGCTATTGTCTTCTGGAAAAGCATCTGTGATAGATTTAGCACTGACTGCTTCCAAACCAAAAAAGTCGTAAGCTTCCTGGCTATTATTCGGAATCAGTGGACCTTTCATCTTGATTCTCTTTGGCATCCCTTATCTCACCTCCTTTCATTGCTTGATATTCTTCTTTCTTATCCAAGAAGACATAATTCAAACTTGACTGGTAACGGTCCATGTTTGGATCAGTAGAACGTTCCTTACCAAGTTCAATCAAGGCTTGGTTAGGTGTTAGGATTTGATTGTTTACAAGTTTTACAATCTCGTCTACATTTCTACCAGTCACGCTACGAGTGTCGAAGTCAACACGATACTTTCTGCGTTCTTCATCACTAAATACTTTCAAAGCAAGTTCACTTGTGATTGCATCGAAGTAGAATGGAAGATCGTTGGTTACATAGTCTTCAGTCAACTGTGCAACAGATTGGTTAGGACTATTGACTCCCAATTTAAAACTAGGAACTCGAAGAGCTTTAGCAATCTGTGCAGTTGAGAAGTTGTTAGATGTAATCAACTGTAAGACATTCGTATCAATTTCAAGTGGAGTGTATTCTTGTGTATCGTCAAATACTAAAGGACTGCCACCAGTTGAGCCTTCACGCATTTTCTCAAAGTCCATACGGGCTTTCTTACGTGCTTCACCATTTAATTGAGCACCTTTAAGCTTGATAATTCCACTTGAGAAACCATCTCTAAAGAACTTAATTAAGGTATTCAATCCGCCATCTTGCAAGCTGATTTCATTTCCAAGGGAAAGCAATGGAGACCTACCAAGAATGGTATCATGGCTAAAGAATTTCCAATGGATGACATCTTCTGCTTTACATACGATTTCCTTACCGTTCAGACGGTCACGGAAAGTGTAAATCAATTCATGGTCATTAGTTTCTTCAACAGTTGTTTCAGACGGTTTAAAGAATTGAAATTCTAATGGTTTGCCACTAATCGGATCACGTAGAATACGAGAGAATGAATTTCCAGTCAAGATTGTATTGACGGTCATTGCAAACTTCCACTGTCTTGCTGATGTATTGCTTGTGGATTTAACGTTCAGTAAATAGTTCATATCTTCATCTTGCTCGATATTTCCCATTAAATCCTTTTTCAATAACGGAAAACGAGCAACATCGCCAGCTATGATAGATACTGCAGTCAAGACATCGCTATTTTTTAAAGCAGATATACCAGTATATTCAGGACTCGAATTACCAGAGATTACCGAAGAGACATAATCGTCATAAGATAGTTTTGACGACCCTAAAGATTGAAAAAAAGTCATTTATTTTCTCACCTCCTTTCTATTTTGTTGTATTTTCAAGATTAATAAGCATAGCCAACAAAATCAAAAGAACTCCAGTTCCTAGAAAACCAGTTATTTCGTTAATTAAAAAAAGGCTGTAAGATATAAATCCTATTCCAATCAGCAATAATATTGTATGTATATGATTTAAAATTTTCTTCAACACTAAAACAGCGAACCTCCTTCCAAGATTTTCTCATTCGTCCAATAACCACTTCCATCGAATGGTTCTAAGTAACAAGCAGCATAAGCATCTAACAGAGCATCCAGAGGGTCAATTTTATTACTGTTTTTGTTTTTATCAATCCTCATACCGTTATTATCAACTCTTGTATATGCATTATTGATTGCCATTGTTAACAACTGATTACCACTATGCTTGATTTTCCCTTGACGGACATCATCACGGAATTGTTTCGTAGGCATATTCAAGACCATGGTGGTTTGTGGTATCTGGACTAGTGGCCACTCTGGATGTCGCTTTTCTATCATAGTTAATAGTGAACCGAATTGATAAGGGTCAAAGAAAATACCTTGCAATTCCCACTCGTTTTGGTAGACCATTTCCTCAATTTTCTCAAGCACGCGCTCATCATCAATAACACCACTCTCAAGTGTTGTTATCTCACACTCACCAGCTCTTTCTAAGTTGGTATAAGAAACACCGTCCCTTTTTTCTTTTGCGATTAAGCCATATTTAGTGGCCACAAAAGAAAAGCTATCCGCATACCAATAATCATCCATCATAACCATAGGAGAGATAGAGAATAAGTCGCTGGACCTACCAACATCGACACCCAACCAAACTCTACGTTTTCTAATATCTGGTTTATCAATCTTAGCTTTTGCCCAACTTTCTTTGTCCATGTAAGACTCTTCTGATGATTGTCGCCACATGTTGTAGTTTTTAACTAGGATTTCATTTATTGTTCCTGTCTCAAGTGCCACCTTCCTACGTTTTCGTAGGTAGTCCATCATCTTTTTACGTAGCGCTTTGACTTCAAGAATTGGATTTGATTTTATCCAGTTCTTTTCATCTTTGATTTCCTCTTCATCATCCTGTTCAGCGATGAAGGCAAAGTATTCGTCATTATCAACTTCTTCATCAAGAAGTTTTTCAATATACGCATACTCGATAGTGTGCATTGGTACGTTTAAATCAAATCCAGCAGTTGAGATAATCAAAATCAATGGATTGTCTAACTGACCTTGACCAGATTCGAGAAGTTCAATCATCTCATTGGTTTTAGATGCTGCAAACTCATCTAAGATACCAACGTACGGTTCAAAACCATCGACTGCACCAGTCTCACGACTTAATGCTCGCACATAACTTTCATCATTCAAGTTACGGAGTTCATCTCGTACTACTTTAGTAGCTTTTCTGATGTCTGAATTTTGACTTCTTAACGCTTCCAACTGCTTACGGATCATATCGTAGGCGATACGTGCTTGTGAACGGTCATTCGCTGTACAAAATAACTGTCTACTCATTGCAGGGTTTCGACCAAACAAAAACTCATATAAAGCAATACCAGCTACTAAAATAGTCTTACCATTCTTCCTGGCAAGACTGATTAAAGCTTTTTTAAACCGTCTGATAGATGTATCGGACTTTTTCCGCCATCCGTACAAACTCGATAAAATAAACTTTTGAAAATCTGCTAGTGGATATGGTTTTCCAGTTTTGACATCAGGGAGCATTTCGATAAAATCAATTGGATTTTTTGCTTTGTCAGGTAGATAAATATATGGAAAATCTTCATCATCCATACGCTTTAAATCTCTCAAATGGCGCTTGCAAGCTTTTATAACTTTCTTACTAGCAATTATTTCTCCACTCACGACTTTTGAAGCATATTGATAAGCTACATCTTCCATTGTTTCACCTCCTAACTAACAAAATACAGACTGTGTAGGAATCGAACCCACGACTACAAGGTTGGAGCTTGTCATGTTACCTCTACACCAACAGCCTTAAATAAAAAGAGAGGGAAATTCCCTCTGATATAAAAATCATTTCATTTTACCAACCATATTTATTGTCAATTCAGCAAGCTCGCCAGAATTCCAATCAATACTATAGCTCGTTACTCCATCTAATAGCTTTCCGTTTATTGCGATTCGTCCACAATCAGTTGAAAATTCATTCAACTTGTAATGACTTTTTTTCTTCAAATACCGTGGTCTATACATCATTATCTATCCTCCTAACTACCAAATTTATCGAAAATACTCTCTTTCTTTTCTTCAACTTGTGGCACAAATAACTTCATACGACTGTCCACTGTTAATCCTAATTGTGATGCTGCTTTCATTAAATTTGTCGTAGCACGTTCCAAACTATACAACATCTTATTAGGTAACACCTTACCATTGTCTGTTTCGTAAACATACCCTTCTTTTTGCAATCCACGGGATATTTCTTTATAGACTGCATACCATGTGCAGTAGCTTTCTAGAACTGCACGATCTAGATTTCTAAGGGGTAGCTTTCTTAAATCTTCAATCACTCGCTTGTATTCTGCTTTAGCGATTGCATCAAAATGTTTTGGCGGCGTTAATTGCAATGCTTCCAAACCATCAGAAGCCTTTTCTTGTATAGTTTTTCTTGCAATCTTTTCTTCTTTCGTCAAATGACTTTTAGTAGTTTCCACTATCTTCATTTTTCGACCCAAATCGACCACCTCCTTTCTGATTTTATGGGGGTTCAAAAATTTCAAAAACGGAATTTTTCGTACAGAAGAGGGCGGCGTTCTTATATCCGAACAATACCTACCCCCGTTCTAAATTAAAGGGGGTATTTCCGTACATTTTATCAGTGCATAACCGAACGATATTCCATGAATCTTTTTGTTTTATTAAAATTAGTTTAAAAAGAATATTTCTCTTTTATTGCTTTCTTATCATTGCATTTCTTACAACTTGCTTGAAGATTACTTCGATCTAATCTTCTTGACCAATCTTGTTTCACACTAATAATATGGTCAGTCATAGTAGCATCATTACCACACATAGCACAGACATAATTTGCTTCAAGCAAGACTTGTTGACTCGTTCTCTTCCAGATTGTTGAGTTATAAAATTGCTTAACTTCTCTATCATACTTCCAACGAGTACGATTATACTCTGTGTATTCTTGATTACGTTTATCATAATCAACCGCAGTTCTCCGACCGTTTAATATAGTCAGCCTTTGTGGCTTCATCCCTTTCTCCTTCCAAAACAAAAAGCCACACATTTATTGCGTGACTTAATGAAGACCTCTCATGAGAATAGTGGGATTTGCACCCACTGGTATTCCCGAAAATAAAAACGGTGTTAGGAAGTTTGGAGGTACTATGAAACTATAAAATTAAAAAACGCAAAGGAAAATCAACAATGAATACTCTTCCTAACACCGAATTAAAAAATATAAATAGTAGTCATCAGCCTTTTGCTGACACTATCATAATACCATTTAATTAGTGCCATTTAGTGCCATTAGTGCCATTTTTTTAATAGCGCTTTTTCTTACCCGTTTAATAGTAGTCCGCCCACATCTTAATTGTATCTGTACCTCGTTCCAAGATAAACCGTCAATATAAAGCAAGCGCATGACGATATTCTCGATAGGGTCTTCTAAATTCTCAATCCATTTGATTGTTTCTTGTTGCTTCTGATATAACCCTGCAATTTCCTCATAGAGTTCATCTGACCTATCAATCACACGGATATTCATATCTTCAGTTTGATTATTATTAGATGGTGACTTAGGCATATTATCAAACGACTGCCCCTTAACATTTGAAGACCTAAGACCAATAATTTCATTATGTAATGACTTGATTTTAATATTCGTATAAGGTAATTGCTTTAATCGTTTTTCAATATCCGTCAATCTATCCCTCCCCTATCAAAATATTTAGTGGAACTCCGAAGAAATCAGCCACATCCTGTACTTTGTATAAAGTAGGATTTGTTTTTTTATTCTCCCAATACGATATACTTGCAATTGAGCAACCTAACTTATCAGCTAATTCTGTAATTGTCAAACCTCTATCTTCTCTTAATTGTTTTAGCATAAATGCAAAACGTTGTCTTTGTTTATCATTTAATCTTTGCTCGTAGTCCATCAGGTAATTCCTCCCACTTCACAAATGAACCATCAATCCATAGACCTTTACGGTCTTTAATTTCTTGGTAGGCTAATTCAAAGCATTCATCAAAATCATAACCAAGATTCTTCAAATAACCAATGCAGCGTACTAGATTATGTCTACACATTACTTTACTAACAAACCCTTGTGAGAGTTGAAACTCACTAATATTTGCATTGATTGAGATTAATGTTTCCGTAATTTCTTTCTTCCGTAAACTACCAGACTCTTTAAAAATCTGATTGACATCCTCTTTGATTAATAGTGCTAGACCGACAATCACGACTGCACAGTCTCCGATACTATCCTTGGTTAACTGCTCATTCTTCTTGAGATAACCAGCGCATAGCTCACCGAACTCTTCGCTGAGTTTGAGCGACTGCTTGTCTAATCGTCCACCGTTTTCTAAATCACGATCAATAAACCATTGCTTTACATTTTCTAGTGTGTTCATAGTAACTCCTTTGCTATTGCTGTCCTTTTTTTTATCTTAACTAGGACTAAATTAGATAATTTTAAATTGGTGTAATCACCATCTATAGGTTTTACATACTGTCTATCAAAGAATTGCATTTCCATCAAAAAACGCAAAGGTACATAGTTTGCTATTCCAGTCTTTGGACTAACAACATTCACAATCAATTCTTTTCGTCCATTACGTTTTAACTTTATACCTTTTTGAATTATCTTTATTAGTTGACCTGAACTAGTACGAATTTGTTTTAATCTACCATAGTCACTGATTTCATACATTTTCTCATGACCAAGCAGCGGAAACCATTTCTCGCCACGGTATTTATTAGTCTTTAATGGCGGTTCTTTCTTCTTTTTCTTCTTCATTCAAACTCCTCTAATTGCTTTTTAGTAAAATGTTGTTTTGATAAACAGTTACGGCAATAATCTATACTTGTTTCAAGTGGATAATGCCCGCATTTAGAGCATGACAACATCCTATGCTTATAAATTAGATTTTCATATTCATCCGTAACTGGTATTTCAATCACTTTTGCCATTATAGTTTCCTCGCTATCACTTCAATAACGTTTACGGTCACGCTATTCCCTGCTTGCTTGTATAATTGACTGTTTGAGTTGACCTCTTGCGCCTTATCAAAAGCCCAGTCTGGAAAACCTTGTAACCTCCAACATTCACGAGGTGTTAGCTTTCTGATTCTAAAGTCAGGCTCAACTACTCCTTGACTATCTCCTGTCAAAAGAGTATTGGCAATTTGTTTTCCAACTCTCCCTCGCCTTGTTTTAGAGTTTGGATGAGATAGATTCACGCTATCACCAACTTCGGATTCTGCATATCCTTGCTTGGTTGCTTCTTTAACTCTGATTTTAGGTTCAAGATTTCCGCCTTGATACGCTCTGATAGTTGGTGCTATTCCGTCTGTGTCATAGACGACTTCGCTCTGGTTATAGTTCGGTTGGATTGTTCCGTATTTTTTTATTTCATTTTCAACGACAACTCCATGCCTATCTTGAGCCGTCAACGTAAACATAGGCTCGCCATCTGTTTTGAACCGTCTGCCATTTTGTCTTTTGTTTACTCGGTCTGGAGTTAGTACGGGTATAGCGACTTGTTTAGGCTCTTTGTAATCTCTAGCGCAAAGCGTACCAACTAAACCGTTTGAGTCGTAAACAATACTGCCTGTCCCTTGACTTGTCCCATTCGGATTTTTAGTATTCCCTACTATTTCGATTTTTGACTGTTGATTATCAGATTTTGCATTTTCTCTGATGATAGGAAAAACCCTTCTGGTACGTCCTTCTCTAAGATGTCCGATAATGAACACTCGCTCCCGATTTTGAGGGACGGAGAAATTTTTGCTGTTAAGCACTTGCCATTCGACATCATACCCCAATCCAGCAAGCGCTCCGAGGATTGTTTTAAAGGTATTTCCTCTGTCGTGGTTAAGGAGTCCTTTAACGTTTTCAAGAAAAAGATACTTGGGTTTAAGAATATCGGCAAATCGTGCAATTTCAAAGAAGAGAGTTCCTCTAGTGTCTTCAAATCCTCTCCTTGATCCAGCAATGCTAAAAGATTGACACGGGAAGCCCCCGCAAATAACGTCAACGTGTCCAATATTTCTGATTTCTTCGTCTGTAACTGCTGTAATATCATGTAATTCAATTTCTCCCTCTGTATCGTGGATTGCTTTATAACTCGCTCTTGCGAATTTGTCAATCTCACAAAATCCTATACATTCATGGCCGGCGGACTCCATTCCAAAACGAAATCCGCCGATGCCAGCGAATAAATCTAAAAATTTCAAATCTCAACCTCTTCTCCAATTTCTGTATCGTTGTACTTCTGCTCACTCACCACAAACACGTTCCCGTTAACCGTGATAGTGAAAAGTTTTCCGATTTTTCGTTTTTCTTCCACCTTGCCAGTAATCTGATATTTGCTATCAGCGTGATAGACTAGCAAGGGTTTCTGTTGCATGAATAGCAAGCAAGTTGTTAGTAGGCAATAGCCGATTAAGAATCGTTTCATCCTATGACCTCCTGTTTTTTTATCTTTTAGATTTCCTTTTGCCGATTAGTTCAATTAAACTCCCTAAAAGAAAGACCAACACTCCAAAAATGAAAGAATGTGCTAACAAAAAAATTGGTGTTAAATAAAGTTTGATTGGGAAAATTGAAAATATCCATGTAAAATACCATTCAATAAGCCAGCAAAAAGTAAGGAAAACGAATGCAACTGTTGATAACATCAATGTTACTGCTCCAATACCTTTTATAAAGTCACTCATCTTTCACCTCCAAAAGTTCTGGATTTTCGTAGATGTTGCCTACAATTCTAGTTTTATATTTTTCAATAAAACTTATCACATTCATAGTTACCGTAGTGTTTGGAGTTCGACGGAACTTCACACAATAAGCGCCATCTTCATAAAATACGCTCGTTATGTATTTATTGTTTTTTAGTACATCCCCCTCAAAGATTTCCTCGCCATTCTTGTCTTTGAGCCTTGTTGATTGCATGAGTACTAAATCTTCTGCTAAAACCATGTAAGTAATTCCATCCCCAATACAATATAACTCATCCTCTAGCCAACTGATGTGGTCAATTTCATTATCCATTTTCTGTTCTTTCTTCAACCACGCTCTAAATTTTGGTATCATCTTGCACCTCCCTATCATCATTTTCGAAATATTCTCTAAGAATCTCCAAAGCGTACTTTTGACCGTTTTCTATGAATTTTTTGTATTCTTCGTCTGATATTATCATTCCGTTACCTCCTCAACCTCAATCCCCTCGCAATCGAACACCCAGCCAAAGCCAGCTTCTTCTA